GCCCGCATGCCCACGCATCGCGGGCTTTTTTGTGCCTGCAATTTGCCCGAAAACGCCAAAAAATTTTCTCGCTTCGCGAGGGTATAACGCTGCGTTGCTACACTCCGTTGCTCCGTTGCGGCCCGTACAACTATACCTTCACTACGCAACTCCGTTCCGCAACGCAACTTGCGCTCCTGCGTCGCTATCTATATGCGAGGCGCTACGCCCTCGCGCTCCCGTCTCTCGTTTGCAGCTACTGCGTACGCGCCACTCGTCGCACCTGCGTGCTGCGTGGATGTGCGCTACGCCTAGTGTGGCGTTGCTACGCGCACTGCAACAGCAACAGCAACAGCAAAGGCAACAGCAACAGCGAGAGGCTGCGCAGCGCGCATGCACCCACGAGCACAGAACATGTTCGTGCAGATGTGCACGCTCCGTAGCCTGGACCCGCGCTCGCCTACTCGCGGCAGCCTGGCGCTCGCTCGCTCGCGCCTAGCGCCCGTTCCTCGGGCGCGCTTGTTGTCGCTGCGCTCCACTTTCCCGCTCGCGTCCCGCGCTCGCTTAGCGTCATGTTCGGGGGTAGCGGCCCTTTTCTGCCACCGCCAGTGAATACTATCTACCGAACCTCCAAAAAATTTCTAAAGTTTCGCAGTGCGTGCAGTCGCAACGCTACGTTACGGTGTTCCGTGCGCTCCGGTACGCTACTGCATTCGCTCCAATGTGCGCCCCCGCAAAGCACGCAGCGCGCAAGGCCGTACAATGCGAAGGAAGATACAAGCACACGCGCAGTTGCGCGGCCAACCGCATAGAGGAATCCAGCATGTCCGGGAACGAAGCAGCGCAGCAGCACGCACAGTTCATACAGAACGCGCTGGATCGAGGATTCTCGCAGGCGCAGATTGCGGATGCACTCGGTGTAGGTGAAGCGTATGTATCGCAACTGGTAATGCAGTTCCAGCTTGCTCCTACACCACAGCAACGGTTCAACAAACACGATGAGCTGTACGAGAAGGCCGAACTCGCAGCGCTGCAGCGGCTGAACAACGTAATCACATACGAACCGGATATGCCAGCACTGACACTTGCACGCATTGCAGCTACACTGAACGGCACGAAGCGTCGCAGTCAGAACGAACTGCCAACACCGCAGAAGCAGACGGTACTTACACTGAACATGCCGGTCACACTGGCCGCACAGTTCATATTCAACGGAAGCAACGAAGCAATCGCAGTGCAATCCGAGGAGGGCACGCGTGTGCTCTCTACGGCTTCCAGCAAGCAGGTGGCCGAGATGGCCGCGACAATGCTGCCGCAGGTGCAAGCCGCGCAGCGAGGAGGAATGCATCATGCAAAAGCCATCGCAACTGAAGAACTATGAGACCGTGCAGGCCGCACGTGTGCACCGCACCAACAGTGCAAGCGCAATGCTGCTGGCCACGCTGCAGGGGGGTCGCGCGTGCGTAGACAAGTGCGCGGCACGCGATAGCGTGCTCGTGGGGCGGTGCGCAGGCATCTACGCGGGTGCGTTAGCATGAGCCAAGTCTCGCAGTCCCAGCAGGAAGGTGCGATCACACGGCAGGTAGCGTTGCATGCGGATGAAGTGCGGAAGCTTGCAGGCACGGAGCTAAACTTCTTTGCTGCGCTGTGCATTCCGGACGTATGCACGTTCCTGTTTCCATCGTACTATGTCGCGTTGTGGATGCAGTTGCTGGAGTCGCTGCATACGCCACGAAACTTCGACCGGTTTGCGCTAGGGTTTCCGCGCGGCCATGGCAAGACAATCGTGGTGAAACTGCTCGTAGCGTATGCGGTACTGTACACAACGAAGCGATTCATTCTGGTAGTATGCGCCAACCAAGAACGGGCAAAGGATGTGCTGCGGGACGTGTGCGATATACTGTCTAGCGACAACGTAGTTGCAACGTTCGGAAACTGGCGTGAACAACTCACAGTGGATCGTGCGGAATTCAAGCAGTTCGTGTTCAACGGACGCATCGTGGTACTCGCAGCGGCCGGATGCGGAACCAGTTTGCGCGGCATGAACGTAGGGTTTGCACGGCCTGACGTTATCGTGTGCGACGACGCGCAGACACGCGAGTGTGCAATGTCTATACAGGAATCGCTGAACTATATACAGTGGTTCTTCGCTACGCTGATGAAGGCAAAGTCGCCGTACGGTTGCACGTACTTGTACGTAGGCAACATGTACAGAGACCTAAAGGCACGGCCGAACTTATACTGCTGCTTGCTGCGCAATTTGCAGCGCAGTCCGTCGTGGCGTAGCTACATCGTAGGTGCGATACTCAGCGATGGTTCTGCTTTGTGGGAGGAACTGCATCCGCGCACGCAGCTTCTGCAGGAATTCCACCAAGACAACGAAATGGGCCAAGGTGAAGTGTACGCAGCGGAGGTGCTGAACGATCCTACATACGTACCGAATAGCGGCCTGCGCGAAGACATGATCCGTGTGCGTGAATCCAATCCAGATGAACTGCACCAAGGCAACTTCATAGTGATCGATCCCGCAGGCATCACGAAAAAGAGTGATTTCACTGCAATAGGCTACTTCGAGTTGTACGATGGCGTTCCGGTGCTTACGCACGTCATTGAAGAACGGCTGTCTCCGAGCGAAACGATCTTTCGCACATTAGAGATTGCACTGCGTTATGGTTGCGGATTGGTCTGCGCAGAGGCCGTAGCGTACCAAGCAACGCTGCTGTACTGGTTCGGATTCATCTGCGCACAGCAAACGATCACCGGCATCGAGTTCCAGCCAGTGTTCCCCGGAATTGCATCCAAGAACGCACGCATACTGCTGTCGTTCAAGAGTGCAATGGCTGGGGAAATTGCATTTACGGAAGAAACGTACGCAGTATGGGTGTCTCGTGCAAAGGCATTCGATGCACGCCGCACGGACAATGTAGACGATGTGCTGGATTTGCCGACATACGCACCGAAGTGCGTGGAAATGTACGGGCATCTGATGGCAGTGCAGGGAGAATCCAACGTAGTAGTGGAACAGTTGGGAGCATTCGCTGCCGACGATTCAATCGCACCATTCTAACCGGGAGGCCGTATGGCTTTTACACTTAGTGCTGAAGCAATCGAGAAGCTCTCTGAGCTGCTTCCGCGATACACACAGTACAACATCAACGGAAAACTACGCGATCGCTTCCAGTTGATCGATCGGTACATACAGCGTAGTATGGATACTGAAATCAATGCAGTTGCAGCGCGCACGGCCGCGCGTGCAGGGGATCGCACGAAGTTGCAGAACATGGAACTGCCGATCTGCATGCAGCAATTGGGAACTGCGCACTCGCGGTTGGTTGGCACATTCCTTACAGGCTACCCGATCTTCTCGGTGGTCGCTACACACGAGTTGCAGGATGTTGCACTCATGTATAACGCACTGATCGAGCGTGATCAAGAACGGTTCAAGTGGATTCCGAACCTGTCGCGCTCGCTGCGCCACTTGCTCAAGTACAACTTGATGGCAATGGAAGTGGACTATTCCACGCAGCATACGAATCAGTTGCGCATCAACGGAGCAGAACGAGAGGTCAGTTCGGTGACGTATAGCGGTAACAGTTTGCGTAGCATCGATCCGTACAACTTCTTGTTCGATCCAACGGTGCCACTGCATGAACTGGCCGAATTCGGTACGTATGCAGGGTACGTATACCGTCGCAACTACATCGCTGTAAAGATGTATCTGAATGCGCTGCAGGACACTAGCAAGGAGTTCTGCATTCTCAAGAACTTCAACACCGCACTGGACAATGCTAGTGGTGGCACGCAGCTGTACTACACGCCAGACGTGCATCCGCTGGAGGATCGCAACCCAGAAGGCGATCAGTGGGAAGGGTTCTTCGGGTTCAACTCTCCGAATGCTGTGAATGGCGCAGTTAGCGGTCGCTACGAAATCGTAGTACTATACGCACGGCTCATTCCGAATCAGTTTGGTATCGTGAAGCAGTTGCAGAAGGAGGGGCACCCTACTCCGTTCAAGTTGATCTATGTGAGCGGTGTGCTGGTGTATGTAGAACCGCTGCGAAATGCGCACGGCCTGCTTCCGATACTGGCAGCGCACGGATACGACGATGATCTCGGATGGCAGAACAACAGCTTCGTCGAAAACCTCATGGACATGCAGGACGGTGGCAGTGCGCTGTGGAACGGTTCCATCGCATCCATGCGACGTGCAGTAGGCGATCGTGCGCTGTTCAATCCTACGCTGGTGAAGCCCAGCGACGTGAACAGCACGAATCCAGTAGCGAAGATTCCGGTGCGTAGCAACTCGTACAATGGAGATCTGGAGCGTGCGTACAAATCGATCCCGTACAATGATAGTGTATCTCCGCAACTGCAAGGGAATATGCAGTTGGTGCTCGCACTGTCCAATCAAATCACTGGGTTAAATCCTGCATCGCAAGGAAACTTCGTGAAGGGTAACAAGACGCAGAGCGAATACAGCGACGTGATGCAGAACAGCGAAGCGCGCATGATGCAGTTCAGTCTTGATACGGAATCATTGGTGTTTGCACCGCTGAAGCGTATGATTAAGCTGAACTACATGCAGTACGCAAGCAAAGAAACACTGATGATGCGGTCACAGCGCAAGATGGCCAGCATCGAACCCGAGAAGCTGCTGCAACAGGAAGCGGATTTCAAGGTGGCAGACGGTATATTCCCCGTAGGCAAGGCAATGAACACAGAGGCGCTGGTTGCTGCGATCAATGGCACAGCACAGATGCCGGAACTGGACATTAAGTACAACCGCGCGGACATGCTGGTGTACATGATCAAGACGCAGGGCGTAGATCTGTCGCAATTCGAACGTCCGCCGGAAGAGCAGAAGCAGCGTGCGGAGCAGCTTGCAGCACAGCAAGCGGCCGCAGCGAATCCGCAGGCACAGACTCCGTAGTGCCCGTGAGGGCACGGTTCGTTGGGCAACCCGTAGACAAGGATGTTGTGTTCGCAGACTTCAGGTGATATATGCAAAACAGCAACAACGGTGTAACCGGTAACAATGACGCTGCACTTCAGCTTGCGCTGGACAGTGTAGCCATGCTGGAAAGCGACATTGCAGTGCAGTTTCTTGCACAAGTTCCAAAAGACGGCAGTCAGCAATCCTTGACGGATCATGCACTGCAAACAACGTATCTACGCGGTCAGCTTGACGCATGCAAAGCGCTGCGTGAGATGCTCTCAACCCCAACAACTCGCGAGAATGAATCATGACACAGCAAGTCAACGGGCGGCCAGCCGCCAATTCCGGACGTCAAGCAACCGACATCATGGCGATGTTCGCTCCGGCAGGTGCGCAGCAGTTCCAGCCGCAGCAGCAGTTCCAGCAAATGCCAAACCCTGTGCAGCAGGCCACGCACGGTGCGCCGGCTCCGCAGAATCCGCAGGACGGTGGATTCCAGAACGCGAACGGCGGCATGCCCGGAACGCAGCAACAGACGCAATCGCCTGCACCGGGCACCGGTGCGCAGCAAGGCAGTGGTGAACAGTCCCCGTTTGATGCGTATGCAGGACTGTTTAAAATTGACGACAAGGCGGTTGATCCCGTCGCATCGCTCAATTCCCCTGTGTTTGCTATGGATGCCGAAAAGCTCCAGCAACACGTCTCCAAGATGAACTTTGCAAACAACGTTGACCCCGCCGTTGTGCAGAACATTCTGCGTGGCGATGCAACTGCGTTGCAAGGTCTGTTGAACAGTCTCGGTCAAAGCGTATTCCAACAGTCCGCTCGTTTCATGCAGACGGCAATGGAATCTGGTTTCGGGACGTACAACTCTCGTCTGTCGGAAGCGCTGCCTGCTCACATGCGCCAGTTCGCTGCGAAGCAGGAAATCACTCGCGACATGCCATTCGCATCGCATGCTGGCGTCGCGCCGATGATCGAAGCGCTGCAAACGCAATTCATGCGTTCCAATCCCAACATGTCGCCCCAAGAAGCAGCGTCCAAGGTCAAGCAGTTCCTGCAGACCGTTGGTACGCAGGTGAATCAGCAGCAACCGCAACAGGAACGTGATCCGTTCACTGGGCAACCGCTGCAACAAGGGCAACGTGGTGGACAGCAACCTGCTGATAATTGGGACTCGTTCTTCAGTTAATTCTCTGCGCATTGTGCGCTAAAGGTGCTCTCATGGCTTTGCAAGATACGTACTACTACAACACCACCAACAGCAACACCGCAGATTACTTGCGTAAGAGCTTTGCCGGCCAGATGCTGCGCTACGCTCCTAGCGGTTCCTGCCCGCTGTTCGGTCTGACCTCCATGCTACCCGATGCAACTTGTGCCGCTGTTGAGCACGGTTACTTCGCCAAGACCATGTTGTTCCCTTCTCTCAACTTGGATGCGGCAGTTGCCGATGGCGTAGCCACCACGTTCACTGTTGCGGATAGTTCCAACGCTGTCGTCGGTGATCTGTACCGTGCACAGTCCACTGGCGAAGTTGTGCGCGTTGCTTCCATCGTCTCCGGTACTTCAATCACGGTGAAGCGTGCCGTCGGCGTGATTGCAGCTGCTGCTATCGCCAACGACGTGAATCTGTACTTCATCGGCAACGCGTTCGAGCAGGGTTCCAACGCTCCTGCCAGTCGCTTGATGAACCCGACGCGTGTGATGAACAACACGCAGATCTTCCGTAATACTTGGGCATTGCCCGGTACTATCGAAGCTGTGTTGCCGATTGTCGGCGAGAGCATCGTTGCAGAGTCCCGCACCGACTGCGGCATGTTCCACTCGCTGGCTATCGAGGCTGCCATGCTGTTCGGGCAGAAGTCCGGTCAGATCGTTGGCAACCAGTACCTCACTACGATGAGCGGTATCATCGAATCTGTGCGTACTGGTGCTCCTGCAGGCAACACTGTCGTTGCTGGCGGAACGACCACGTTTACGCAGCTGGAAGCTGCTGTAAACGGTGTGTTCGACGTGTCCACCAACGGACGCACCGGCAACCAGCGTCTGCAGTTTGTTGGCGGTACCGGACGCAGCGTGATCAACAACATCGGGCGGTTGCAAGGCAGCTATCAGATCGTTGATGGTCAGACCAGCTTTGGTTTGCAATTCAGCATGTATCGCACCTCTCGCGGTGAGTTCAAGCTGATCGAGCACCCGCTGCTGAACAGCAACGACGACTGGAAGAAGATGGCAGTCACTGTCGATCTGCCGTCGGTGCGTGTACCGTATCTGCGTCGTACCAAGCATGTTGGTTACGGCATGGACGGTAAGTACGTGCAGAACGGTCAGGATGCTGTGGGCGGTACGCTCACTACGGAACTGACCATGGAAATCCATAATCCGTCGGCGTTCGCAGTGACCTACGGCCTCACCGCCGCTGCTGCGTAACTGTCGCAGATTCGAAACGCAGCGGGCGCATTGCCCGCTGCACTAACAAGGTGTACTATCATGCCGCTCTATCGTCTTCCTTCCCCGAATTCCTGTATCATCCTCGCCGACGGTGCTCGCGTACTGTCCCACGATGGTGTGATCGATACTGATGCGTTGCGTGATTCCCACGCAGGCATCGAAGCCCACATGCTGGATATGGTTCGCGTGCGTAACGCGCATCGCATCGACATTGCAAGCTCCACTGCTACCACACGGATCGCGGTGCCTTCGCAAGTGCCCAAGCCGCAGGCCGCTGACCCGCTTGCGCTGAACTCTGCTGCTGCAGACACTGTGATGGGCATGTTCGATAATGCTGGCGGCTTTGCCGCATCACTCCGGAAATAATAGCATATGGCTACGTTAGAGGAAATCATCTCGGATGCGCTGGAATTTATTGATCGTCCGGATCTGCTGGACGTAGCCAGACGCACCGCAACAGAAGTGCTGTACAAATGCCATCGCAGCGGGGACTACTCGCGCGATCTGGTGTACGGTGCGTCCGAAACAGTTGACACTAATTCGTCAACTACGCGGCTAACGTTACCAGATCGCTTCCGTAAGCTTGCAGGCATTGCAGGTGCAACTGATTCTGGGCTTCCACTCAGCGGATATGCGCCAGAATCTATGGGCATAGCTGCACCGATCGGGTACGCAGGACTGCGCAGTGACAACGATCGATACCGCATTGCAGGTAACCAGCTAACGTTGTTCCATTACCAATTGATACGCCCTGCATCCGTGCAGTTGGCGTATTTCTCGTATCCTGCTGTTACGATCGCACTGGATTCTACGGTGACTACGGATAGTTGGATGCTCGCACAGTTTCCAGACGTTGTGCGTTGGCGGTTCATCATGCAACTGGCGTCGGTAACATCCAACAAAGATATGCAGGCCGTTGCAGCCGCACAGTACGCGGAATCCATTGCACAACTGCAAGCGAATGAGCTTGTAGATCTTCCGGAGCACTACTAACATGCCATACACAGCAGATCCATACGACGATACGAAGCCGACGGGAGCTACGCTTGCGCTGTATTTGGACGAAGAAATGCGCGCTGCAAAGGGCGCATTGAAGGATCACCGCGACCGTATTGTTGTACTGGAAGATACGCCAGCGTCTACGACAGTTGCAGGGCTTGTAGAACTTGCAACGCCGGTGGTGACGGTGGCAGGTACCGATGCAGAGCGAGCGGTGACTTCCGCTGGGGTGGCCGCAGCCCTTGCTGCAAGGATTCAACCAGTCGCTGCTTTCGTAGTTAGTGCAACTGCTGGAGCAGCAACCAAGACTTCGGACTTAGCCGGTAACGTTGCAATCAGTGGGTACGTTCGTAATATATACGCAAACACACTGACGTTCGATGCAGCGTTCTCAGGGCTTGCGGAAGATTTGCAGAACTCTCCGCGTAACTTCGTGCTTGTAGGTACATGTACACCGGGGCACGGTGTGGGCGTAATTGCAGTTAACAGCGTAACTTCCCTTAAGTGCCAGTCTTGGTATTTCCCTGACGCAGCGGATTACGTCACATTCGAGTTCAGTTGTGTGCTGTACGCTGCACCCATTGCTCCATAATCAGGAGTGCCGTAAATGAGCACTGAAATCCGCGCAGCATTGCTGCAGCAGGCGTTTCCGATAGATGCACGACAGCTTGGGGACACAGTGCTCGTTGGTCGCGGACTTGAGCCTGCAGAAGCTGCAAATGAAATTGCACGGCCGCAAGTGTACGCACTGCGAAACATGCTGCCTACACAGCGTGGTTGGTGCAGTGTACACTACGCATCTACACAGCCCGGATACACGTACCCAGTGTACTTGGAGCAAGTAGTACAACTGCGCGATGGAGTGGGACGCACAGCACTCTGCGGTGTTTCCGGCAACAGTCTGTACGTGTACTCATCCGGTACGCAAGTGTGGACTGCGTTTTCACTGGGAACTCCGCTGGAACGCGGCGCACTCACAGTAGCAACCCTGCGAGGTGAATCGTATATATGTGTTGCACGCGTTGGCCTGTACAAGTACGACTTCCTGACCGAAACGATGGAGCTGCAGACGCTTTCCGGGTTTGCGGATTTCTCCAATGTAGTTGGTACCAGCGCAGCAGGCAACCATTTGCTGCTGATTACAGCGTCGCTGTTCTTCTGGAGCGATCCTGTTAATCCGCTTGAGTTCACACCTAGCATGGGCAGTGCAGGCAGTACCGGTATTGCGGCCAACCGCAGCAGCCTAACTGCAATCGTTCCGCTTGGGGATGCAGTGATTGCGTATACTTCACTGAATGCCGTGTACTGTGCATATACTGGAAACGTTAACGCGCCTTTTGCATTTCGTGAAATCGCGGATAGTTCTGGTGTTGCAGGGCCAGAGCATGTGTCCGCCGATGTGGCAAGCGGAGAGCACATTGCGTGGACGTACTCTGGCTTCCAGCGAGTGAGCGCACAACGTGCGGAACCTGCGTGGCCAGAACTCAGCGACTCCATTGCAGCAGGCCTGTTGACGTATATCAGCGATTCCGATTATCCGGTGACGCTGCAGTACGATCGCATGGATGTGAAGATTTCCACTGTAGGTACGCGGTACGTACTAATCAGCGTGCGTGCATCGACGGAGAGTGCGTCGCAGTATCCTGTCGCATACGTATTTGATCGTTCGTTGGAGCGATTCGGGCGTTTAGATATCCCGCACTGCGACGTGATTGAGTACCGCAGTGCAGACTATGCACGCTACATGACCATTGACGATCTTGTGCTTCCAATTGATTCGTACACTGGCGCAATAGATGAATTGCGCGAAGTATTACAAACACAAGATCCAGCATTCGGTACTATGTTTGCAATGATTGGACGACTCGGTGAAGTACGTGTTGCGCTTACCGCAGCGGTCCGTAACGTATCGCAGCATGTGTCCGAGGAGTTCAAGACTCCGTGCATGATCCTCGGGAAGTACAAGCTTGTACGTGCTACCACTGTGTGCATTGACTCGATTCAGTTGCAGGCGCAGAATTCCGAAGTTGCGATTAAGGCTATCTGCAACGATGCTGCAGGCAACTTCATTCGTAGCGTATCACCTACTGCGTCGTACAGGCAGCCCGGACGTTACACGTTGCGGGCAACTGGTCATGGAGTTTCCATCAAGCTTTCCGGTGTGCTCAACGTGTACGCGCTTAGCATGGAGCTTAGCTCCGCAGGCACTGCACTTGCTCCAGTAGCAGCCAGCAGACGCAATGCGATTGACTATCTCACTGTGTTTGGAATCCCTGTAACAGTTGGAGGTGCATATGTCGTATCCCCAAGCTAGGCCATTGCCACAAGTTGCAGCAGTGCGCGGAGCACTTGCCACAGTATCCGATCCACAGCTTAGAGATATTATGTTGCAGCTTTGCGATTGCGTAGACTATTTGAATGCACAACTCCACAAGGTTGCGGATGATACAGCTGTTACGCTGGAGGAATGAACATGAAGCTACAAGAAGCAATGCAAGCATCGGCCAGTGCTCTCAGCACCGGCAGTGACTTTGCAGGGAAGTTGCTAGGAATGGCCGACGCGAATGCTACGTATGCAAAGAAGCCGCGCGACTCGTTGCAGAGTGCAACCGATGCGTCGATGACGGTATCAATGGATATGCTACTGCAGGATTCACTGCAACAGATGCAGCAGTGGCTCAACATCAACGATCTGCAAGTGCAGAAATCGAAGGAACAAGGGGGCGGCAATGGAACACCGTAACGTACCGGTAGGTGAGATTCATGCGATTGCGAACTGGTCAGTTGCAACCACTGCGGAGCGTGATTTGCTCGTTGTGGCTGCTGCAGACGTAGGCAAGGTGTGTCAAGTACGCGGTGATAAGCACTACGTACTTGTAGTTCATAGCCCGATGCAGTGGGAAAGCCTCGGTGGGAACAGGGTAGTGACAGCGTTTGCCGACTATGCAGAACTCACTGCGTATGCGCCTACGGGAACGCAATGGTTGATGCTTGCTGTCACGCTTGATACTGGGCATTTGTACATACTCACCGAGACCAGCCCGTCAGCAGTGTGGGTGGATATCAGCGCAGCGGCAGTTCCTGCGCCGCTTCTACGGTTGTATCTCTCTGGCAGTATCACAGTGAATGCAGGGGATATCGTATCCCGTCCGTTGGCATACGGAACAGATGTGATACAGGTTGTGTCTGGCGGAACATATGCTAACTGGACTGACTTGCGTGCTCATGGAACGCTGTGGTCTACCAACGGAATCTGCGTAAGCACTACCTGCACATACGATAATGCTGTAATGGCCGTGTCTGGTGTAGGAACCATAGTGTCCGTAGATAACATGCGATCTATAGCTGGAGGTAGATACGGCAGCTACAATATCAATCTTGGCGGATACAACAACAACCTTGTCGGCGTAGCAATTGCGCAGGACTACAACACTTCCATTGGCGGGCGTGATGGAATGCTTGGAGACTACGGCGGGTTGTATAGCGGGGCAGTAAAGTATGCCGTGCGCATTGGGGGAGACGGTAACTTCGTAGGACGCACCGGTGGCGTTGCGATTGGAGGTTCCGGTCTTAGCTCATATGGCACTAATAGCGTAACTGTGGCAGGCACCAATTCGCAGAGCCTTGGTGAACGCTCCGCTGTCATCGGTGGGCAGAGCGGACATGCATATGGAGACGATTCTGCTGCGATTGCAGGCAACGGAAACTCTGCGAATGGCTACAACAGCGTTGCTCTTGGTGGCAGCGCAACCACGGTGGCAGCAGTTGCATCCGCCGTTGCATGCACTGGCAGCACTGTAAACAACACCACGCATCACATTGGCACGAACGAAGTAGCCAGTGTGTATACGGCCAACAGCGTTGTCACCTCTGCAACCAAGTACGCGGGTACGCGCACACGAAAAGTGGTGGTTACGGATGTTGCACTGCACTGCGAAACTGCAACGATCACTACTAGCCATTGCACCACTTCTGGGGCTGCAGGCTCTACCAGTATTTACAGCGTTCCAGCGCATCTTGCGAAGCCTACCGGAACATGGGCAATTGGTACGCACCGTATTACGCTGCAAGCAGTGAGTGAAAGCGGCCGTGCGTATTTCAAGGAAGTTGTCGCAGTGTTCAAGTGGGACGGTACTACCTGCACGAAGATCGCAGAAACCACCATATACGAGCACAAGGATAACTGCACAACGCAGCTGTCTCTTGCGGTTGGCCTGTACGGAACGAACACCGATATCATTGATGTTGCTGTGACTTCCACAGTCACTGAAACGATCCACTGGATGTGCAACGTGCACTCAGTGTACAACGAAGGATGATGCCATGGCTAAGAAATCCACTGTAGTAACGCGAGTCAAGGAACGGCTCGCACGGCAATCTACACGGACTACGATTGCAACAACAGCAGGCAGCGCAGCAGTATTGCTGCCTGCGTACGCCGTCCCGCTTGGGCTCATTGCACTTGCTGCGGGGCTTGTCAAGCCATTCTTGCAAGAGGACAGCACGTTCAGTGCTGCGGAGAAATAACATGCCAGTTGCTAATCGCACTACGCTTACTGCGTCCGGCTGCAGCACTACAGTGCCGGTAGATATTACACTCAATGAAGCTGCCGGTATTGACTTCAAGGACACGAAGTTCAATTTGATCATCATTCCTGAAGGCGCAGGCACTGGAACTGTGTCCCTGTCTTGGGCGTGCGGCCAGTTCCCCACAGTGTTTGCAACTGCACGTGACGCCAACGGTGTTGCAATTACCGCGAGTATGGCAGATGCAGTCACTGTGATCGAAATCAGTGACATTGATCTGTATGTCTTGCGGCTCACACCATCTGCTTTCTCAGGGGTGACTGGCTACAAGTATTCGCTCACCCCGATTGGTACGTGAGGTGTGACATGTTTAAGATTCTCACAAGTTCTGCAGGTGCCTCCGGATATCCGGAGTTCACCATTGCAACGCTTCCGGACGCTGCATCTGCTGCGTGGGCTGGCCGTACTATTGTCTGTACAGACCTTGCAGACGGACGGCAGATGCGCAGTAAGAGTGGCAGGTGGGTTCCGATTGCACCGTTCACAGTCGACCAGAACACACGCTCTGATGTCGTTACCGGGACTATTGCCGAATCCCTGATGCACAGCGTTGATGTGAGCGACGCCGTGCGTTATATGGGGTCGAAAGGGCGGCTGCGAATTACGGCCTGCTGGAGTTGCACATCAAACGCCAATGCCAAAAACTGCCGCATTCGCATTGGGACAACCGCTGGAACATCTGGCACAGCTATTTTTGACAGTACCGTAGCGGGAACTTCCGGCACTGTTGCTGACAAAATCCTTTATGCACGAGGCAGCGAGACTGCTCAGGGCGTTAGCGCATCGTCCTCCCCTGCAAACGGTACGGCAGGTGGGGGTGTATCAATTTCCACACTGAACTTTGCGCCGGGCGGCAGCAATGTTTTTGTGTCGCTGTTAGCTGCTCCTGTTGGTTCTGGGGACACAGTAACGCTGAACTGGTACAGCATTGTTGTCGAGCCGGGGTTTTAAGCATGAAAACGATTACACGCACGTTTGACGAAAATGGGGATCAGATTCTGTCTGAGCCGATCCCGCAGAACTCGCTGC